CAACTTGTCCTCGCTGAAAAACGGTTTGAACACAATGGGGATGTAGCTGTAAAGTTTTGAAATGACCCATGCCATTTTCAGCTCTCCAGCCTTTGCGACGTTGGAAAATTCCACCTCAGCGTCAGCAATCAGCTCCGCGATAAACCCGCGAAACGTTGACGAGGATTTGTAGTACTGCCAGACGAGATATGCAAGGATTAAAAGTGCTCCTTCGAGAATGTTCAAAATCTGTGACCAGTTCATGTTTCCACCTCCGCTTTTATTTTAATGCAAAATTCGCAAAAATGCAATAGTTACCTTAACTTTCCGAGAATTTCAACGGCTCTCGGAAGGTCTCGAATCGGAAGCAACTCGCGCCTGTCGGGGAATAGGATTACAACGGGAACGCCATATATGCCCTCATATCCCGCGAGCTTCTGCCCGAACTCGTCATACCGCTTGTACGATCCGCTACGCAGGAAAACCGTTTCCGCGCCCATCTTGCGCGCGTGTTCGAATTCTGCAAAATGCTTGTGTGCTACTGCCACGATATCACAGTGTCCATTTTCGTTGATGAAGTTGCGCTGTGAGTTCGTGGTGTTAAGGCTTGATTCGAATTTGAACTTGTGTCGCGCTCCGATGCGATATTCAACTTGACCAACGGTTAAATTGACAATACCACCGTGCCACAGGTTTACCGCCCCCGTAATGTCGCAAAGTGACTGGATGAAGTCCTTGTTTGCATTGCGCTTGTCCCAATCGTCGTGACAGCCGCGTATCGTAACAATGTGCTTGTCTGCGGTTAGTTCAAATTTGCGCTGTACAATCTTGTCCTGCATGTCAGTGGTCGCAACGCTGTCCTGCGTTGACGTTGGATGCACGAGAGCTGATCCGTTGTCTTTATAATCACCCATGCCGAAAACATAAAGCCCTTCGGTTGTTCGGATAATTTCCGCATCACGGTCGAGCATTTCATAATCAACGCCCTTGCATCCGATATGCCAATCGCCCCAGAATGCCAGCGCTATCGGTTTGTCATCGTCTACGGTTATGGTTGCGCTGGTCTGCTTGCTTTCGGTTTGCATAATTGCCGCGTTTGTTTTTTTTAGAAGATCATAAAAAGCGTCAACGTCTGCGGCGGTAGGTTCTTTTTTGTCCTCGAATGTTACCTTGCCTTTGGTTTGATATTCCTCGGTTTGTCTAAGTGCCGTTCTGATCTTTTCCCATAACTGCTTCTCGTCAAGCTCTGGAAAGAATGGTTTCATTTCGCGCGTGGTCTGCGTCCAGCTTTTGTGTTGCTCGAATTTTAACCGCTTAGCGACTTCTATCCAATCTAACTTCTCCATTCGCCCTCCTGTTTTGTATATGCTCTGGCGAAATTATACAACATATAGTGATAAATGTCAACCCTGCGCCTCTTCGTCGGAATCTTCGTCAGTTTCCGTGTCCGAAGTCGTGCCGTTTACAACAGACGAAACAGTGGTTACAATCTTCTTAATCGCACCGCCAGCCGTTTTGATAAGCCCGTTTTTGTTCAGGCTGTCCTTGTCTTTGGACGCGGATGAACAATAAATGAAGTATGCGCCGCTCAAAAACCCCATTGCGGCTATCGGGATGGTTGGTGAAACGGTTGGTGTAACGCCCATCGTGTACAGGACAAGACACCAGATGATCGTACCAGCAAAAAGCGGGAACAGCGCAATCAGAACGACCTTCTTGAATTCGTCAACCATGCGCGACAGGAACCTTGACCGCTTTTCGCGTCGAGCGCATTTGATCTCTTCTTTTTCTGCGTTTGTGAGTTTTGGTTTTTTCCTGCACATCGTCAATACCTCTTTGGATCGCCGAACGCTTCCCATGCGCCCATTCGGTGGAGCTTGCCATCAAGGAAGTTGTAGCACCGTCGGTCGCTGATCTTCGTGAGCTGGCAACCGTAAGCGCCGCCCACGTGTTCTATGCCATACCCGCCTCCGACGCACAGTCCAATGTGTCCCGGTTTCCACGGCCAGTCGCCCGGCTTTGGATTGTCGGTTCTCGCGCAATGAGAGTTGAAAAGCGTGTTGGCGGTCGCGTCAAACCCAGCGTCGTAGATTTCATGCTTGCGCATCAACCCGACGTTCTGTCCGGAACAGTCGCATCCAACCGTACCGGGGTTGTTGTCCACGACTTCGAGCATAAATTCTTCACGCCCGCCGTCGTAGAATTCCGGCTGTCTCGCTGCGCCGCTGCGGATCCTCGCCGCCGTGATCGTGTTCACGGTCAGGTCTTTGTTGTAGAGGTTCCCGCCGCGTATGTACAGCGAGAGCGGGTATTGAGGCGGGTTGTAAGGGTCGATTGCAAATTGCAGCGCGTCGAGGCACACCGCCCGGCGAATCTCCGAAACCGTTTCGAGGTCTGCGGCGATTGCGTTTTTGATCTCGTCGCCGAATCTGTCCAGAACTTCGTAGCCGGGGATCGAAACAACAGGCTCGCTCGCTACGGTTTCACCGAACAGCGCCGCCCACGTTTTCTTGCCGATTACTCCGTCCCATTCTTCTTTATCGCTGAACGTTTGCGTTTGGAACTTTATCACGGCATCGTAGGTATCGCTTCCAAATGACCGCTTTTCGATCTTCTTTGTTTCTTCGTCGTACATTCCAAGCTCGAACAAACGTTGCTTGGCGTAGAGCACGTCATCGCCGGACATTCCTTTGCGTAGGTTGCGGGTGAAATTCATATCGTCAACTTCCAATCCTCAAACATTCAACTTGTCAGCGCAGAATCCAATGCACTTCCGATTCTGAAATATACCCGTCGTTGAAATAAGCCCAGATTTCACCCACGCTTATTTCATTTCGTTCGAACCCGTCGCGGAGTTCAAGGACTTCTGCGCGCTGTGTCATTTTGTTTCCTTTTATAATTCAGCGTCTGCGGTATAACTAAAGATGTATGTCCCGCTCGGGACGGTGCTAGTTGCAACACACGCCGCTATGAAACTGCTTGTGGTTACTGTGCTATTCGTTACCGCGCTGGCAAACCCGTAGTTTGAAGTAGCCGTTGTAACGACCGTAGGAGCCGCACGCATTTCGTTTCGCAGACTGACATACAGCGAATAAGGAGAGGCACTTGTTGCCGCGCCGCACCACAAAATGCCCGTAAGCGCTGCGTAATATCTCCTGCATAACCGCAGTTCATCAGAGTAGTTTCTCGGAATATACGGAAGAGGCGCAGTGCCGTAGTTTAGCTGAACGTTTGAAAGCGTTCCCGCATTAAACTCAATATTGAGATTCGTTCCTCCGGTTGCCGTGCCAGTAACACCAGACGCGGAGAACTCGCCCGCCCCGATTTTACCTTGCGCAGTTCCCGTCCACGAAAGACACACTGTACCAGACTTCAGGTTTAGACCCTCAACGACCTGTATGATCGACTTGCCAGCGGCTATTGTCAAAGTGGTTACGTTCTCAGATGTTGCGAACGTATACTGCCCGCCGGATGCTCCACCTTTCCAGCGGTCGTGTCCGTAAACCCCGGCGGCAAGCGTGACAGTACCGGAAACGGCGCGCTGGTTAACCGAGAAATTGTTGATTATAAGGTTGGACGAAATCGCGTCATACGGGAGCGCACCGATTGAACTAGCGGCCAGCGCGTCACTTCCGCCGACTTCGTGATTACTCGCGTGAGCTGGAACCGCCTCAGCAATAAGCGCATCAATCAAAGCTTGTGCTTCGGCAACAATCGCGGCAAGAGCGATCCTGTGCTCATCGATCACGCCGCAATATGTCGCGCTGTACCGGGTATCGGTAATCATTGCCGTGGTCAGCGTAACCGCGTTTGCCGGAATCACGATGATTGCAAACACGCGGTCGGTTGCTGCTACGAACGTGGTTCGCGCCACGACATCATTATCTGTGTACGTGTTTCCGGCAACGTCCAACCGAACGCCGATGTACAGCGTCTGCTCCGATACCGAGCTGGTCATGGTAATATCAAGGTCTTCGGTCAGGTGGAATGGGTAGCCTTCCATGATTCCCCAGCCCGCGCTCACGGTCGCAATCAATCCAGATTTGGGAGCAACGTAGAAAGAGCTGGTTGGGATTAACGAGATGCCATTGCCGAAAAGATGAAACTTTTCCAGCGCAAAGAACGCCGCGTCTTTTGCCTTGTCGCCAACCGGGATGCCGTCCTCGTTGACCGTTACCGTGGTTGATGTGAAATACCCGCTGTCAAATGCCATTGTTTTTGATCTCCTTTGATATAAACTTCCGCAGGGATAAATAGTCTTTGCCGAGTTTGGGAATGATTGAGAGGTCTGTGTCTTTGTCGATCAAGTGCTCGACCTCTAACACGCGCTTTTCTGCCGTGATCTCGCGCGTCGGATCAACCGCGTCCAGAATGTCGCCGAGTTGGTAATCCGTTTCGTACACGGGCGCGAGGTCTGAATTAACATCGCCGTCCAGCGTTTCGACTATCGCCGCTTCCTGCAATGCGTCAACGCCGATCTGGTACAGGTTGCCAGAGTGCGAGGACGTGCCGTAAACGACAGCGTCAACGCCCGCGACGGATGCCGTAAATGTCGAAAGCGCCCAGCTCTTGCCGTCAGATGAATATGCGTGATACTTTCCGGTGTAAGAATAGGCGTGGAACGTGCCGTCGGTTTCGTTAAAGCAAACGGTAATGTAATTCGGTGTTCCGCCCGCCGGAGTGCAATCAGTCCACGTTTCGCCGCCATCGTCAGACCACATAATCATATTAGGTTGACCAATGGCAACGGCAACCCCGTTTCCATAGGCAATGTCGTAAAACACACAACCAGTTAGCGCGTTTAACTCAACAACCGTATATGTCGCGAACTCATCGCTGCTAATAATTACGGCGGGAGTATATACTCCGCTCCTGCCAATGTATCCAGCAACAATCAGTTTACTTCCCGTAGAAACACAGCCTTGCGACGAAAAGCCACCATCCGTAATATCAAAGAGCGTAGGTGTCCATGTTTCTGCGTAATCATCTGATGCGTAATAGTATCCCAATGCTCCAAATGATATAAATTTACTTCCAGACCATATTGGAGAGACAATTTTAGCAAATCCTGAATTTTGAAGCGTCCACGTCGTTTTGTTGTAGCTCTTGAGTATATTGCTACTATTTCCAGTTACGAGATACATTCCGTCGTAATACAGCGCTCCCTCGAGCGCAACCGCAACACCGGAGGTTTGTGGCGTCCATGTAATCGCGTCTGTTGAGGTTAAAATCGCGCCACCGTCGCCGCAAACAATGAACATTCCGTTTTGGTAATCGACACCCCAGAACGATCCGTAGCCAGACGTAACCCGACTGGTAAACGTCACGCCGTCGGTCGAGCTTGCGATAAACCCAACGCCGGAGGAATACTGCCCAACCATGACGTACATGTTCGTTGCTTCGCTGTCGTCCGCACCCGCACTCCTGCCGGAAACGTACATTGCCCTAATTGGCTCGCCGTTGGACAAATCCACCTCGACCGTTTGCGGCGCGGTATCGTCTTCGTCGCAAACAATCGCAAAGTTCCTAAAGTCTTTTACCGACTTCTTATATGACGCTTTTTCGATCGCGTCCTGCGTGGAAAGCATCACGGGGATGTTTACGGTCTGGCTCTGCGTCCGATCAACCGACTGCAACAGCTCAAAAACGATTTCGCCCGTGGCGATATCCAGCGTGAGCCGGAAAGAAAAACCACGTTGCGGAAGAGCGGTGTATAAAAAGTCGCTTAGCGTTTGCCCTCTGGTAGTGGTCGCGTCCATTGCGCGTTTGTAGTCGTTGTCGGTTTCCAGAACGAGTTGCGAGATTGCCTGTGAACCAGTAATGGCGTACTTGTTGACCAAGTATCGGATGCGCTCTTCCAGTCTGCCCTGCAACCGCTCGGCTTCTTTGATAATAACGCGGTCAAACAACACGCTCAGCGCAGACCCTGTAATCTTGACCGTGCTTTCTTCGTCTTCGCTTGTATGAATTTCGTTTTCGTAAACGCGGCTGTCGAATCTAAGCCATGCCGCGCCCGCAATGTTCTTGAACTCAGCGGGATCAACCACCAACGCAAACGAGCCGTGTTTTTCCCACGCGTCGGAGTACGCGAGAGATTCGAAAACCTTTATCGCGTCCCCGTATACGGCGTAGTTTTTATCAAGTAAGGTAATCTCGATCATTGGTAGTGCTCCTGATACTCAATCGTTTTTGTCAGCAGGTCAACCCCGCTCGTCGCGGTAACAGTGATGGTGTTACTTCCCGTTTCCAGTTCGAAAAACGTTGACGCAATCGTGCGCGGACACAAAACGCCATTACATCTCACATACGGTTTATCGCCCGTGTAGATGGTCAAAACGTCGCCGTCTGCCATCGTTTTGATTGCCGAAACGTAATCCCCGTTTTGGTTGGTAACGGTCGGGTTCACCACAACACCCCGCGCGGTCAGTGTGATTAAGAAACCCGCAGGATCGTCACCGCCAACGGTAAAGGTAAGTTCGTTTCCGGTCGATGACACGCCAACCGTCATGCCCTCTGCTATGATCGTAAGAGGGAACATCATCAACGGAACGGACGAGATAAACGACTGCGTGATATCGTCGCTCAGCATCCACGGATTCGGTGCGGTGAAAACGACCTTGATATCAGCGGGTACGTTCCACTTCATGCCGTCCTCGTCACGCTTGGTAACTTCCGTGACCGCGCCCAATGCGTACCGCGTAACGCCGTACCTGTAAAGCGTCAGCTCCGCATCAATGGTACAGTTGATGTAGTTCTTCAATTGCAACCACGTTGCATCGATCTGCGCGGGGCTTCCCAATTTCGACTGAATATACATGGTGATCTCGCGCGATTCAAAACGGCGCTTTTTGAAGTACCCACCGCTCTTGTTCGCGTACTGACCGATTTTCACATCGGCGACCATAAACGTATCGTGGGTGATGTGCGTCAGCGTCCAGTCATAAGCGTCTCCAGTCTGGATCACGTTCGCGCCGATGGTCAGCTTAACCTGTGCTTGCTCATTCGCGGCCATTCAAAATCACCCCCTGAAACTCCTTTGTAATGCGTCTGGATAGTTTCGCGTCGCTTTCAACTACGCCTTGAACGGTAATCGGCGCGTTAATGGTTGTGGTGCCTCCGACCGATGTAAGCTTCGCGGGGTTTATGACGCTGTCGCGAGATGAAAACGGAATGATTTTAGCGCCCTGTGGAAGCGTCCCAAGTGCCGACCCGCCGCCATCAACGCCAACACCAACCCCGCTGCCGCTCTTGGTTAAGCCGGAACTAGTTTCCGATCCAAGCCCCATCCTCAAAGCGCTATTAAACGCTGAGTTTGCCGCAAGCGCAAGCGACCTCGCGTCGCTCTCTAATTCTGATTTTCTGGACAACATGCCGATGATAACATTCATCGTCCAACCGCGACCAGAACTATAAAACTTCTGGCTTGCGCCATTGAGGTTTTCGATGATCGTGTCAACGATGGACGCTGAAACTCCGGCAAAGTCGGAATCAACCACGGCTGTTTCCATTGACGTTTTCGCGCTGGTGATCGAATCGACCACGGCTTGATTGAGTGATTCATCTTCCGTAATCGCTTGCGCCGCATCCGACACGATGCTCGCTTGCTCGTCGGCGGCTCTGAACTGTTGCTGAATTCCACCGCCAGCAGGGGTTTGCGTTGTGGCCTTTGGAGCGGTTGCGTTGAGGCTTTGCAACCATGCCGTTCTTGCCTTTTCTCCAGCCTTTGAAAATGCGTCGGCGAGGTCTTCCAGCTCACTATCGGACGATTTCGCAAGGTTTCTTACCGCCCCCGCCATGCCCTCCGGGTCTTCGCTGAATGCGTCAACCATTTCTTTCGGGAGTTTTCCGTATAAGAAAACAATATCCTCACCGAATTGCTCCATTGCTTCGGCGTTCCACTTGAGGTCGGCGGTCATTGTTTTCGCAGTGTCTTTTGACTTTGTGGATATTTTCCCGAACATGTTGGTAGCCGCGCCAGTGAACGTGTCAAGTCGCGTTGCGGCTTCGTCAGCAGTCATTCCAATGCTTTCAAGTAAGTCCGTTACGTCAACGCCCGCAAGCACAACACGCACTTCTGCTTCGGCTAGATCGTCCGTTGATTTGGCCAGCTCGTCGGTCTTTTCTGCCGTATCTTCCGATACAACGCCCTGCTCTTTAAGTTGCGCGTTGCAATCGTCTATTTCAGCCGTTACGTCGCTGTAGATTCCGGTTGCTTCGCGCAGAGCCTTGTTGAGTTTTAATCTCTCGAACGTGGTCGCGCCAGATCCCTCGCCCGCCGCATAAAATGCCGCTCGCGCAATGCGAACCGTATATTCCGCGTCCGCTTGTTCTTCAAGCAACTTCGTGTATCTGGAAAGAGTAGCCGAACTTTTGGCCGCGTCGTACTGCGCTTTTGTGACCTCTCTGATTGCGTCGGCGTTCATTGACAGTTTGCCGGTTTGCGCGTCAAACGACAGGCTTAGTCCGCTCACGTTTCCGTTCAGCTCGTCTACTATCGATTGCATCTTGCGCTGTTCGATTCCCGTTCCAGAATAACCATCGCTCATTTCCTGAAGGGTATCGACCAGTGCGTCCATGCTACGCTGTTGAGATTCTATTTCCTTGCCAGATGTTTTGAACGATTCGCTGGATGAATTAACCTCGTTGCTCAGCGCGTCAACGTCCTCAATCGCCTGTTGTGCGTCTGGATGCAACCGCTCGTATTGCTTATTAAGCAAAGTGACAGCCCCAACCAGAATGCCAATTGCGGAAGCGAGAAGAAGAACGGGGCTTGCGTTGATTGCCGCGTTTAATATTTTCTGTGCAACCGCAAGCGCCTTAACGCTTGGTGTTAAAATGTCAATTATCAGCAATGCCGCAAACGCCGATGCCAATCCAGCAACCGCCGCCGTCGCAACGGGGAATCTGTCCGTGATAACATCAATCGCTCCGCTGATCCCGCGCTCGTCAATTGCAACCGCAAGCTCCCCCGCCAGCGTTCCAATCTCCCTTGTTGCTTTCGTAATCATTGGCAAGAGGCGCGTTCCGATTGCGGTATAAACCTCGTCAATTGACAAGGCAGTGACGCGCTGAGTATTCGCGTAACCCTCGCTCGTTCGTGCAAAGTCACCCTGTGCCGCGCTCGAAACACTCATAAGATAGTTGTAACGCAGGAGCGCTTGCTCGTCCTGCGTCATGCTTGCGTACACCTTGTCCATGCCCTGCGCCAGCGCGAAAGCATCAAGGTTCGCAATGCTCATATTAATGCCGAGCTGTCTTAGCGGCTCAACCTCGCCAGCTAATCCAGCGCGGATTTTCATGAATGCGTCTTCGCTCGTTATGTTGTAAAAAGACGAGAAATCAGCCGCAAGGCCAGTTATTCCCATTGACATATCTAGCGCTGCATCGGTCGAAAGCCCCATGCTTTTCAACATAGCGCCCATTGTTCCGAGGTATTGTTTTGCCGCCAGTTCAGACAAGCCAAATGAAGTTTTGGCGGACTTCGCGAACTCGTTTGCTTTCTCCGCGCTTGCACCGAACGTTACATCGACAACGTTCTGCACTTCATTCAGGTTGGATGCGAGTTCAACGGCCTTTTTACCAACCGTAACCATTGCGGAAACGATTGCACCCGACGCAAACGCCGCGCCGATGGCGCTAATAGCACTCATCGCGGTGCTTTTGAGCGTTGCCATTCCGGTTGCAAATCCCCTCTGGTCAACCTTTGTGTCAAATACTAAAGAGCCATCATTTGCCATGCTTCAATGCCTCCAATGCCGCGACCACATCGCCGCCGCCCGTTAGGACTTCCTCTAGCCGCTTGCGATTTCGCTTTTCCTCGCGGGTAAAATTGGTTTCAATCTTTATGGATTCCTGCGCCTCTTGAACCTCTTTAGCGTTTTCACACTTAGAGGGATCAATAGTGCGCAGTTTGATTTTATCCGACAGCGGGCATTCGCTTCTGAACGCTCCGTCAAGCAATGCGGAAAACTTCCACCAGTGCATTTCGGATTCTATCAGGTCAATGCTGTACAGCGTGTAGAACGAGGAATAGACTTCACTCGCGTCCTGTTCGTAATCAAACACTGGCGGCTTCCCGTCCTGTTTGGGTTCCTCATTGTCACCGCGCCGCACGAACCACTGGAACGCCTTGATTGCCTCGTCAACGTTATCGGGTATGGTTTCTCCGTAGAACATGCGCAGAAGCATTCCCGCCTTGTGCGCGTCAAGAATCTGTTCGTCACTGATCAACCTCAGCGCTTTCAGAATAGTCCGAAAACTCGGATTGATTGAAAAAGCGTTGCCGTCCACCGTGACGGCTTCGGGCAACGCCTTGCGCTTCGACTTCGAAAGCGAGAACTCAATCATCGTACTTTTCAGAGATTGCGCTTGCGTAGCTGTCACGCGCCGCAGACGCAATTCGAATCATGCACTCCTGCGCTTTGGCAATGCTCACGGGCTTACCTCCGCTGATCTTTTTCATAGCGCCGTCACCCAGTACCGTATCGACATAGCCTACCATCGTCTTCAGAGCGGCGTATACCGCGTCCTTATTGGTCACGTCGATATCTTTGTACTGCTCTGCGATTCGCATTGCGTCCTCGAAGATATCCGCGTCGCTTTTGAGCAGGTCGAACACGAACCCGTTGACCTCGATTTGCGGCTGGTCGAACGAGATTTTCAGCGACCGCATGACGGCGGGTTTTGGTGCTTCTGCGGTTTTAGTTCGATTGAAAAACGGTAGCTTACCCATGCATCCCCCTTAGACCGGAAGCGCGAACGCAATCGCGCCAGTGGTCGGATCAATCGTGCCCTCGATCTGGTCGCCCACCTGATGGAAATTACCCTTGATTCGGACAATCTCCGTACCCATCGCTTCAACGCTAGTGACTTCTGCCGCAACAGTGAATTTACGCGCGGGGTACAGGTCGCCAGTCGGGGTAACGTACAGGTCGCCGCGAACGTACAGCAATTCAGCGTCACTGCCGATTTTGCTGTCGCGGTAAATGCCAACCAAGAGCATAGCCGCGCCCTCTCCAGTTCTAAGCTGAACGTCAAACGGGAATACGCGAGCATAGCCCGTCACGTCCGCGCCGACGTTGATGGTGTTGACAAACGCGGTCTTGTCGAGTTTGGGGTTCGGGCTTTCATCGACCTGCACGACACCAAGCCCCATAAGATACCACGTCGGGGTTTCGGATACGGCGGCGAGATAGTCGCCCAAGTAGTTTCTGGTTACTGTTCCAACTTCGTATGCCATTTTGTTTCTCCTTACGCGTCAGTGGTAAGCGCCAGCGTGGTCGGGTTCATATCGCCCTCTGCCGCGTTACCGGACTGGTGCAGGTTGCCTTTGATGTGCACGATCTCAGTACCGAGCGCTTCGCTCGACGTGACCTCAACGGTGACGAGGAAACGCCGCGCGGGATATTTGCCATCCGTTGGCGCTTTGTACAGGTCGGCGCGGACGTAGTAGAGCTGTGCGGCGCTGCCCGTTTTGCTGTTGCGGAAAATGTCAACAAGCAGCATGGTTGCGGCTTCGCCCGTGCGCATCTGTGCGTCAAACGGAAACACGCGCTCATAGCCCGTGATCGTTCCGGTTGCGTTTGTGTTGTTTACAAACGGGGTTTTGTCAACCTTGGCATTCGGGTTCTCGTCCAGCGACACAACGCCCGCGCCCATAAGGGTATACGCGACGGGGCTTAGTGCGCTCAGATAATCGCCCAAGTAATTTCTGGTTACGGTTGCGATATCAGCCATAATAAGTGATCTCCTTTGTCTAGGTTATTCCGTTTCAACGGTTAAGGTTTTCGGTTCGAAATACGTGATCTCAAAACCGATCTGGTAAACAATCTCCGCTTCGGTCGCGGTTAACAGATAGGACGAATCAGATACGCCCACCGAGTAACAAATGCGCCCACCGCTCAACGACGGCCAGCTCCTTGAAAGGTTTTGCTCTCGCACCCATGTTTCAAGTGCTTCAAGCCATTCCTGATTGTCCACGCGCATATCGTCTTGCGTCGCGTCGCGCCGTGTTCTGAAAATGTAATGCGCCGTTACGTCGCGGCTTCCATCGGTGAATACGGTTTCGTTCCTGCCCGGCGCTTTGAACATCCCTAGACTGGTCGCTTCGTCACCCACTTGATCCGTGCTCACACTGTCCGTGCTCGCGATACCGGAATAACCCGATATCCACGTAATCAGTGCGCTTGAAATCGATGCAAGCGGGGCGACTGGTGTTGCTTCGCTCATGTCTTAATCCCCCTCGCTCCGGATAGTCGTGCCGCGCCATTCAAAATCTTTGCTTTTCCACCGTTATTCTTCATCGCTTCAAACCAGTGATGCGTTGTGATCCCACGGTGCGAAAAGTTCTCGTTGTAGTATTGCTCGCGCGAGTATGGAGCGGTCTGGTGGATTTCTCCACTTCCGAACTCAGTACTGTCAAACGCGCTGTCTCGCATCGTTCCCGTTCGCATTGGCGTGTACGGTGACATTAGCCTGACCGTTTCGCTGTCGATGAAAACTTGCACTTGCTGGCCGGGCAAAATCTTCCGCTCGCTCATGAGCTGGTTCATGGACTTAATTACCAGTCCCATTTAGACCGCCTCGATCTGCCAGTGATTCAGCATCGC